CACAAGATGACAACACGAATCGAAAGGACTGTGGAGGAGTTGATAATTGATGAGTACAACTATATTCTTAAACTTGTAAAAGTTTATGATTCAATTGTACTACCCGATAAAGTATGGAAGGATCCCTACCCCAGTAACTTCCTTAATCAAGGCATCAACAACCGACTTGAAGTCTCCTTTGAGAGCAACAAGCGGCGTTGTATCCAGATAATGGAACTCACCGGTATTGATCTTTTAACTTTTCGTAAGTTTCTCGAAGCCGAACTTCAGAAGTCCGGGAACTTCGTTAGACTTAATCTTTTAGCAGTCCCCCCAAGGCCTATCGACTAGTTAGTCGTCCTTGTTGGTCTCTCACACCTAACAGAGGTAACGTCTACCTTTGATATAGTCATCACATCATCCGAAAGGACGAGGAATGATCACGCCCAACATTGCGTTGGACAGTATATCGAAGGGTGCTAGACATCGACTTGCTGTTATCGGGGTACCTAAGTACATTATCAACCCTATGGTTGATGATGTTCTTAAGTGGGTCAAAAGCAGTGGTGTTGAATGGACTGTTCGGAGGTTGAAAGACCTCAAACTTACATTCATACTACGAAACGCTGGTTCGCCAAAATATACCGCCCCTTGGGTTCGCAAGAACTCTCGAGGTGATTATTATGGTTGGATCGGTTCTTTAACCCGTTGGTGCAAGGACAAAGGCAACTGGCGCAAATCTCTTAAGAGGTTTGCTAGAGTTATCCAAGCCCTTAACATATACACACTGTTTAGAGCTGATCAAGCAACAAAGTTGCAGCTTGATAAGTTTCTTGCAGGTGTAAACTGTACTGAGCCTTCCGGTTTGGATTATAGAAAGTTCTATGTTCCATTCCTGAAGCATGTTCAGCGCACAATAGGTAAAAGAGACATTGTTCGTGGAGGTAATTCTGTTATTGAATGGAACGGTTCACCATCTAAGATGGCACCGCGCCCTCATGGACAGAAGAAAGTTGCTCAGGATTCTGAACTTTTCGGAGAAATCCGATGGTTCGAATCTAAAGCCGCTTACACCTTTGGTTGGGAATATAACGCCCTTTATGGGCCTGTATTCTCTCCCATTGATGGTCCTCTGGAACGATATCGTCCAGTCCCGTCACTTGATGAGGATCTTTATGGAGGTGAGGTTCACTTCCTTCAAGAACCAGGTATGAAGTTGCGAGCAATCGCTTCTCCTTACCGTATTCATCAGATGGCACTCAAGCCTCTGGGTGATGCGATTTATCGCATTGTTCAGAAACTTGATTGGGATTGTACTTTTGATCAATCCAAAGCACTGCCTAGTATTCAAGCTGCCCTTCGTGAGGGTAGAATGGTATACTCCGTTGACCTAACTGGAGCCACCGATTATTTCCCCTTGGAAATTCAATTGATGGTTCTTCGTGAGATCTTTGGAGATGTTCAGGACATCGATCTGCTGACGGATATTTGCAAAATGAGGTGGAAATCTCAAATTGGCGATATCCAGTGGAAACGTGGCCAGCCCTTGGGACTTTTCCCGAGTTTTGGTATGTTTACACTTACACATGGCTTAGTTTTGTCTTTCCTTGCAAAAGGGGACAACTCTAAGTTCTATGTTGTTGGCGATGATGTCGTGATACTTGATGATGAATTGTACACGGAATACATCGAATTTCTCGATGTTACTAAGTGTCCATACTCAAAGGATAAGACCTTGTCTAGTAACCTCCTTGCGGAGTTTACTGGAAAGCTCATTACCCCTTATCAAGTTATACCTCAGTACAAATGGCGAGAAATGTCGAAAGACAATTTTCTTGATATTTGTGCTCAGCTTGGACCTCGGTCCCGTGAACTCTTGACTCCTAGACAAAAGAAGGTATTCGATGCTGTGAAGCATCTTGTACCACCTCTCGGTCTTAACTTTTCTGCTCCAGGTTCAAATCTGTTGCAGATGATTATTAACACTGAGAAGGTTTTGTCCAGAATCAGTGAGTCCGGTGTGAGATCTCTTGTAGATCTCACTCAACAAATTAATAGGAAGTCCTATAAATCTGTTGTACCGTACCAACTGAACTCTGAAAGAGTCCAGAAGATACAGCAAACCTTCGACGTGAAGGTTTTGTCTGTATATACACAAACTGTATTCCTCCGAGCACGCGCTCTTTGGGATATGGTAAGTGATATACCCCGGGCCCTAGATTTGAAACCTAGGTTACCCACAGAGGTACATACCCCTTCCAGGGTATCTACTCTGTTTAGGTATGAAGGATTACTCCGTAGAGCAAAGTTGCTGAACTAGCAAC